GCGTTCGCCTCGAGCAGATGTTGTTGAAGTCCATCGCGCGGGACGGTGAAGCGTTTGTCAGGATTCGCCGCGGCATCGGTGAGGGCCCTTGGGCGTTCCAGCTTGAGCCCATCGACCCCGACCTAATCCCGGTGGACCTGAACCAAGCGGCGGGAAGCAACCGGCCTGAAATCCGAATGGGCGTTGAGGTGGACTCGTTCGGCAAGCCGGTGGCCTACTACGTTTGGTCAGGCCCAACGGGTGGCATCGGCACTGAGACGCAGCGCACCAAGATGCGCGTACCGGCCGCCGATATGATTCACCTGTTTGACCCGGAGCGGGTCTACCAATCGCGCGGCTTCCCTTGGTTCGCCAGCGTGATGGTTGCGCTCAGAGAGATTGACGCCTACCAAGAGACGGCGGTAGTGGCGGCGAGAGTCGGTGCGGCGCAGACCGCGTGGTTTACGCGTAAGCCGGATTCGATGAGCGATGCTCCGGCCGCCGACGAAGACGGCAACATCGCGATTGACGTTGAGCCGGGCCAGTATGCCTTTGCTCCCGATGGCTACGACGTAACTTCGGTCACGCCCAACTTCCCCAACATCGAGCACGCGACGTTCATTAAGACCGAGCTGCGTCGTGTAGCTAGTGGCTTGGGGGTGTCGTACAACGCGCTGACCAACGACCTCGAGGGCGTCAACTACTCGAGCATTCGTGCGGGGCTCCTGATTGAGCGCGACCTATGGCGCTCGCATCAGCAGTGGTGGATCGGCGCGTTTCTTCAGCCGATTTATCAGGAATGGCTCGACTCGGCGCTGCTCTCTGGCGCGCTGGTCTTGGATAGCCGGGATTTCAGCCGGTTTCTGAACGTGAAATGGCAGCCGCGAGGATGGGCGTGGGTTGATCCTCTCAAAGACACGCAGGCAGGCGCGGAAGGAATCCAAAGCGGCCTGGCCTCGCGGCGCCGAATACTTGCCGAGCAGGGAGAAGACCTGGAGGAAGTGTTCCAAGACTTGAAAGACGAGGCAGAGCTAGCCGCCGAATACGGCATTGAGATTACGCCGGCCTCCACCGCGAGCACAGACGCCACGGGTGGCACGGATGCCGCAACCGTCAATGGAAATGGCAACAGCAACTCAACCCTCGGGCGCTTGGCCCGCTATGTAAACGGAGGCCGGCGTTGAATAGATACCCCGGTTCCAAAGGCATCAACTACCTGGAGTGCTACATCTCGCGCACGGCGCCCGCCGAAGGCGAGACCGAATCCGGCTACGAGGTGCGGATTTCGGATGAGCGTGAAATGGAGCGGGCCAGTTTCTTTGGCGACCGCTACCGGGAGGTAATCGACCACTCGCCCGGCGCGGTGATTCTCGACCGCTTCAAGCAGGGCAACATGGCGTTCCTGGTGGACCATAACCCCAGCGATCAGGTGGGTGTCATTCACTCGCCCGAGCTACGCGACCGCGCGCTCTACGGCAAGGTCCGATGGTTCACCACCGCGCGCGCCCTCGAAGTGAAACAAATGGTGGACGAGGGCAGAACCGCGGTGAGCGTTGGCATGGACCCCAAGAAGGTCAAGCTAGTTGAGCACAACGAGAAGCTAGGCGACCTCTGGCGAGTGCTGGCATGGCAGCCGGGCGAAGTCTCGAGTGTGGCGATTCCGGCCAATATGGGCGCCGGGTTTGGTTATTCAGACAGCAAGCCATTCGAGCGGCATGTGGAAGTTGTGGAGGAAGCAGCGCAACGCAGTCAACCCGTAGCGAACGAAGGGAGTCGAGGCATGAAGCAGGTCAGGACGGACCGCGGCGGGGTGATTGCAGTCGCGGATGACGACGAGCGGCCGGCGCTGAGTGACACGGAGCTGGCGCAGTTTAATGCGGCTGAGATTGTGAACCTTTGCGAGAAGCACCACATGGGTGGACTAGCGGCGGGGTTCATCTCGCAGGGCTATAGCGTTGACCGCGCCTCGCGGGAAATCCTCGAGCGCAAGGCCGGTGGGCCGGCTTCGCCCATTCAGCCACCGGCGCAGAACCTGGACCCGCTCAAGGCGTTGGGCGAGAAAGATCGGCGCCTGTACTCCTACGCCAAGGCGGTGCTCGAGGGCGTTGAGGGCAAGTTGGCGGGACGCGAGGCCGAGGTGGACCAGGAACTGCGCAAGGAGCAGGGCCTGCTCTCCAAATACCGCAAGAGCGACATGGGTCAGACGGTCCTCATCCCATGGGACCTGCGGACCGACGAACAGAAGCTGGAGCAGTACACCCTGAGCGCCGCTGGGGCGACCAAGGGCGCTGAGCTGGTGTTCGAGCAGCCGGGCCAGCTGATCGAGCTGCTGCGCAACTATGCAGGCGTGGTGGCGCTAGGCGCGCGAACGCTTACCGGGCTGAATGGCCCGATTGGCTTCCCGCGGCAAACCGGCGCCATGACCATGTATTGGGTGGGCGAGAATCCGCCTAGCGACGTGACGGCCTCGGACATTGCGCTGGGCATGGTCACGCTGACCCCGCGCCAGCTCCAGGGAACTACGGCCTACTCGCGTCAGCTTTTGGTGCAAGCCTCGGTGGACGTGGAAGCGATGGTGCGGAACGAGCTGGCGATGACGCATGCGCTGGCCATCGACCGCGCGGCGATTCACGGCGGCACGGTGGCGGGCGAGCCGATTGGCGTCTATACCGCGCCCAACGTGTCGCAGAAGGCCATGGGTGGTGCGGTGGATTACACCGAACTAACGGCCATGGTCGGCCTGGTGGCGGATGCGAATGCCACGCTGGGCTCGCTTGGCTGGATGACCACTCCGCTAATGGCCGCCAAATGGCTGGCCACTCTGGACTTCTCGGCGGCGGCAGCGGGCCAGGCCATCTGGCAGGGCACGATTGAAGTTGGCGGGTCAGGCCGAGTGGCTGGCTATCGCGCGGTCGCTACGTCGCAGGTCAGCAAGACCATGACTGGCACGGCCGGCGCCACCACGGGCGGTACGGACCACGGCATCATTTTCGGCAACTGGGGCGACATGGTTATCGGTTACTTCGGTGCGCTGGAGGTGATCGTGGACCCCTACGCCTCCAAGCGGCGCGGGCTGATCGAGGTTACGAGCTTCCAGATGTGCGACCTGATTCTGCGTCACGGGCCGAGTTTCTGCGTATCGACTGGTGGCAACACTTCCTAGCACCTTCTAGCCAAGGGGAGGCTCTGGGCGTGAGCGGCGTTCGGAGTCTCCCCGCGGGGGCTGACCAAAATGCTGATTCGGATTATTCGGACTCATAGCCTGGGTGGCGGCAAGACCGCGACCGAAGGCGAAGTGCTTGACCTGCCGGAAGGCGAAGCGCTCTACAAGATCAATCTTGGCCACGCGGAGGCGGCGCAGGAACTGCCGCCCCAAAAGGGTGAAGTGAAGTTCACTGAGCCGGTCAAGCCGGCCAAGCCGAAGTAAGGAGCCGAAACTATGCCGGTGCATGAACTGACGCAGAGCGACCCGGTCATCATCCTGAACGCGGTGTCGGCGGCCAATACGGCTGCGGCCACCAGCGCGGGCGTTGACCTCTCGGGCTATATCGGGGAGTTCCAGGTGGTGGTCCAGACGGGGGCGATTACGGGCACCCTGGACGGCGCGATTCAGGATAGCGCCGACAACTCCAGCTTCGCGGCGATTGCTACGCCGATCACGTTTGCTCAGGTGACGGCGCCGAACAAGATTGCCAAGGTGGATGTTCCCGTGAACAGCGTGCGGCGCTATATCCGGTACATCGGAACGGTAGCCACGGGCCCGGTGCTTATCTCGGTCATTGGGAACGGTTTCAAGGAATACAAGTAAGCGGAGCGGGGTGACGGGATGCCGAATACTTTGGGCGATGGCGACTTGCAACCAATGCTCGATACCTTCGGCGTTCCCGTCACCATTGGCGCCGTGACGGCCAAGTGCGTGATGGACATGACGGACCAGCCGATAGCGACTGCGGAAGACGGGCAGGTAATGGCGCGTGAGGTAACGCTGCGTGCGGTTACAGGCACCTTCCCCGCGGTAGCGGCTGGCGTGAGCGCGACGGTGGATGGAGTGGCATACCAGGTGATGGAGCAGCTAAGGGACCCTCGCAGCCAGGATGGCAAGCTGACGTTGATTCAGTGTAGGAAGGTTTGAGGTGGCAACCGAGGCGCCGGAGAACTTGCTCTTGGACGTGCTCTTGACCCGCATGCAGGCGATCACGGGAGGGCCGACGTACAACACGAATCCCGGAGTCAAGGCCATCGGCCTTCCGGCAGACGCCATTACGCCGGGCTCGGGGCAGGCGATCTACGTGCAGCATGTGAGCACGCAGGCGCTGCCGAATCAGGGGTCGCTATCCTCTCACCGGATGCGGGCCATGTATCACGCCTGGTGCTTGGCGGATACCGACCGCGCTGCGCTCAACGTCAAAGATGACGCGCTCAGGGCGGTGAGAACTTCGGAAGGCAGCTTCTCAGCCTTGGCGCCCTACGGGATGCGAGAGGGCGATTGCTTCACGCCCAATCCAGAAGCGACGGTGAGGGGCAAATCGGTGCGGGTGCAAGAGTTCTTCGCGGACTACGAACAGACACATACGTAGCAGATAGGAGGCGGCACGGATGCCAGGGCTCGGCCATAAGTCGTACCTGCAAATCAGCAAGGAATCGGTCTACGGCACGTACGCCGCGTCCAAGGCCAAAATGGAAATCATGGCCTGCAC